AGAGTGAACATACGTTATCGAATCTAATGCGATTTTAAGGCCAGAAGAACTGGTTTGCATGATCGCGTCTGGATCTAGATCCGTATAAACAAAATATTCTTCGATATTCTTAATTAGATTTGTCTGAATACCATTAATATTTTTAATTTCTTTATCTACTTTACGAACCTTCTTAATCTTTAATGGATCAATTAAACGAAGTTCCTGTATACCCTTTTCTGGTCTGGTTACATCAATAATCGTATGATAATATAATCTTCCATCGATATACCATTTTCTAAAAATATCGCAACCTTGATGATTAAATTTTAATAATTTAAGAATACCCTTAAATTCTTTATGAATTTTATCCTTGATCTGTGGAGATAAATTATCTACGTTTGAAAGATCTAAGAAAACTGCATTATTATCTTCATCATATACAATAGTTTCATTAATAATATCTTCAATTGCCATATCCACTTCTGGATACAATGACATAGATCTATAATGAGATAATTGTGTATTGTCATCTCGTATAGAACCACCAAAATCATAAACTGTAGAGAAGAAACCACCAGATTCTGCGGTTATTGTTCCGTCATAATCATCTGGTGCAGCAAATGATGGTTGATTGCCTACCTCTTGAGTTATTGGAGATAGTTCATTATTATTATTTTTTCCGAATAAAAAACCAAAAAAATTGTTAGCCATAATACTATTTAGGGATAAAATACAGAATAATCATAAGTCAATGTCACAGTAAATTCTGCAAAAACATCGGTGGCATCGTTTGTCAATTCTATTGGAGAAATATCAATAGGAAATACGTTAATTAAAGTACATAATTTTTCATATTTGGAGTTGGATTTACTTCCAAACATATCGTCATAGGAAACCACCCATTCTCCAGCATAAGCTTTCCAATTCATCTTGTCATGATTACCGCTGTTGATGAAATCAATCCATCGTTGAAATAAAGTTCTTAGATCTTTTGTATTAAGTGATGATGAATATACTTGTATTGCCCAATCAGCTGCTGATCTTTCTGCTGGGAATTTCACAGGTCTACCTCTATAATTTAGATTTATAGAACCAACACTAGAACCTGGAAATTGAGTTGCTTTGCAATAAATTTCAAGTGCCTCGTTAAAGGCACTTGAATTGATTTGTGATGATAATGAAGATGGAATGCCACCAGTTATTTTAAATCTGTTGGACTTTACTCCTGCGAAATTCTGTCTAAAATCATCTATTTTACCCATTAGATATATTGCCAATAATCGTAAGTGAGTGTTAAAGTGAATTCAGCGAATGTATCTGGTGCATCATAGCTCAAATCTACAGGTGAAATGTCTACTGGAAAACAATGAACCAGTTTAATTTTACGATTGTATATTGAGTTAGATGATGTATTTGTCATGTCCTGATAATGAACTTCCCAATCAGCAGTGACATCGTAATTTACTTCGTGATCTGATCTGCTATCCATGGAATCAATCCATTCTTCAATAACAGTACGAATATCAGCCTTGGATGAATCATATACCTGTACCGCCCAATCAGTATATGTTCGTTCACCTGAGAATTTCACTGGTCTTCCTTTGAAACCAACTGGAATGATTCCTATGCTTGAACCAGGAACAGATCCCGCTTTAGCATAAATTTTGAAATCTGGAATATCAGTATTACCAGGTAATTTTCCAAAAATTTCAAATCTATTTGCTCTTACACCCCTAAAAGATTGTCTGAAGGTATCTATATTTCCCATTATTATCTCCTAGATTAAAGGGTCGAACTTAAATCCTTATTTGTAAGAGTAAGTCTTACAAAGTTTATTGATGGAATTGGCTTAACTAAAATATCTGCTACGAAATTCTTAGCCTCTATAATTTCGGCAGTGTTATTTGTTTCATCACAAATAACTCTATATTCGGAAATGCCTCTACCAGCCTGTACTTCTCTAAGCACACTATCTGCTGCTGATGCAAATGCTGCTCTAGTAGTAGCATCATTTTGTTCAAATAACACACCTCTTGCAAGTGGACCAAGTGTTCTCTTAAGATAGATAAACAATCTTGCAACATTTATTGATCCCAATGTTGAAGTGCCTGAATACAATGACTTATCACCAAATAGAAGTGTACCTTCGCCTGGAACATTAAATACTGGATTTACTTTATTTGTGTAAAGAGATCCCTTATCTGCTTCTGAAAGAATTTTTGTAAGTCCAGCAACATTGTTAATTCTACCTCTTCTTGCCCCTGCTGGAGAGAACCACGGGAATGAATCTCTATCAGTTCTTATAATACATCCTGCTACGTCAGGAGCCAATGATGAAATTATGAGATTTGTTGGATCACCAGCGACATTAAAGTGCTTCTTTTCTCCATAAACTGCACAAGTATTTTCACCGTATGTTGCTGCTGGTGCAGTTACCGATGCTGGGGCAGTACTCGAATTTACACCTAAAACACCAAATACTGGAAGTGGACCATCCGCTCTGGCACTTACAACATTGTTTACAAAATTTTGATTTGTATTGGCAGTACCACCTTGGAAAACTACATCAAAATCTTGCATGTAGAAATCACCAGAACCACCAGAATCTTGCCATGAGACATAGCATGGTGCTCCGTATTGCAAGAAGTTATGAACGTGATACCATTCATCAGTCCAACCAGTTACACCGTTGGTCGCTAAATCTCTAGCAGCAAGTGTTGTACCATTGGTTGCTGAAAATCCTGGATAATATGTATTGTAAAAATAAGTTAATCTATTGAACCAATCATTTAAATTTTCTACGTAGTAATATCCTTGAGCTGTCTCGGTAGCACTCTTAGAAAATAATTTCATAGAGTGAGTTCCACCCTGACCCAACATTGCACCAACTGCTGGTGAATTTAGTTCAGATGTGCTTCTTGTTAACGATTCATCAAGTATTCTTACAGTTACTCCTGGGTAGCTGCTCATAATTTTCTCCTATTCTAATAATATATATTTTTTTAGCTTTTTTGACTAAAAAACCCAGAATTGAGTAGAAATATTATTTTTACGATCATTGCGATCAAACCAGACATCATTGTTCAAGACTTCACCAATATCACCTCTTCCATCCTCAATAAATCCAAACGGAACGATCTCAGCCTCTATTTTTTCTATTTCCTCATTGAACATCTCAACACGTATATCTTTGTTTGTTAATGTTTCAAAAAAGTCTTGACGTGTTGCCCAAGAAAATAAAACTAAACACATAACAAGATCGTCTGTATGACCATCATCTGCTCTGAAAGAAACACCATCTGCAATAAAAGTTGTTAATTCATCAATTGTATCTGAATCCTCAACAACGATTTTATCTTGTTCTATAAGATTCTTGAGTATCGCACAACCTAACTTCTTGACAGGATTTGTTGTTCTGACTCCTAACAGAAGTCTATTACCACCACCCATTTCAGTGATTGTCTGACCCTTAGTTCCTTTGAAATTCGATTTAATCAAATTTTCATATTCTAAATCATTATGCAAGATGTCGGCAACCTGTGAGCCAATATCATTTACTTCTACTAAAACATATGCATTATTATATTTTTTACCAACTGCACGTATATAAGATGGAAGAAGTAATGGAGATACTACATTGCTTTTAAATCTAGCTACGACTCTATAAGGCATTGTAGTAATATCAACTACTACGAATGCACTGTTATCTTTTCCTTGCCCTCTAGCCACATCCACGGTTATGAAATACTGATGATCTGGATTTTCTTTTTCATCCGTTCCTTTTATTGGATCTTCATAAACCAATAAACCTTCACCATTTCTATGTCTTGGTTTACCATAACTTAATTGATTTAATTTATTAGCATCTATAAGAGTATTAGCAGAACCTATGAATGAGCAATTAAATTCCGCATCAAATTGCCTTTCAGAAGTATTTTTGATTTGCTGTTCTTTCCATGCATCATCACGTAGTGGACCGCCTGGATATTGTGGAATCTCTTTCCAATTAACTTCAAATGGAACATATTCATTTTGTTTTGATATAGCAGCTTTCCATAGCTGATAATACATATTCAACCCTTTAGGCGTTGAAATGATAATCATTTGAGTACTTTGACCAGCAGTAATTGTTGGATACACAGATGAAAAGAATTCTTCGGCTACTGTAGTTGGAACGAACGCAAATTCGTCAAGGAAAATGCAATTGTACGAACCACCACGAACAGCAGATGATGACGTTGCTGCTGCTAATATTTTAGAACCATTCTCTAAAACAATAGATCCTTTATTCCACTCAACAATACCTTGTTGAAGCCAGTTTGGTAAATATTCATATGCTTCACGAATTCTTGCAAGAATATCTCTAGCTGTATTCAATTTATTTGCAAGAATACAGACACTCATATTTTGATTAAATAAAACTTTATGTAAAAGATAACAACAACCAACGGTAGTTGTTTTTCCAGCCTGCCGAGCAAGTTTACCAATAACGAATCTATTTTTTTCTAAAGTACGAATAAGTCTTTCTTGGTAATCATATAGATCAAAGTCTGTTATACCTTTATCTAATGTAACTACTTTGACATATTTTCTAGCAAAATATACAGGATCACCAGCACATTTCACATATTCTTCTACTTGCTCTTTTGTAAAGTCAATCTTAACACCAATGGGTTTTAGATTGGCATTTCCAAGATAACCAGGTTTTTTCTGATATTGACTAGACATCAGGTAATTCCTTAGTTTGAGATCGTGATTTATTAATCAGATTCTGTAAATCTGTTGTAGATCCGACATATATTGAATTATTAGTAATATTTGTAACTTTTTCTTTTTGAATATTTTCTGATTTTTCATGAACAACCATTAGATCTTTATTCATATCAGATAATGTTTTTAATAATAATGCTGCAACTTCATACGCTCTTGGAGAATCACTTGCAGAGGCAACTTTCATAATTCCATCTAACGCATCCATGCCATTATTAATAAGTTCTTTCATATTAGTTCTTGCTGAATTAAAATCAGCCTCAAGAACTTCTTCTTTAGATCTCTTGATTTCTTTTACAATTTGAATATCTTTCTTTTCAGGATTTTTTTCAAATGTAGTTTCTAAAGCTTTTGATATATTTTCAAATGGATCTTTTGACATAATTAAACACCATCATAATAAGTAATACTTCCTGTTTCTGCATTTCCAGTATATCCTGGGCTTGAAACAAGATTTGAAGGAGCTGATTGCATAGTCATTCCATTGTAAATATTTACACGTGCATTTTCTATGATTCCTCCAATATCTCTCTTAATGTTTCCATAAACATAAGATTTCATAGTAAAATTAAAAACACTTGTAACACTTCTTCTTGTACTAAAATCACCCTCATAATCTTCAGATGTACTAACATCATTTAATACAATCGGAACATCAACTTTTTCATTTAATGAATTATAATTTATCGTTACGGTAAAATCTGGCGCAAAGAACGGAACGATTTGTTCTATAATTTGTAAATTATCTTCTAAATTTCTAGTGAAAGAGTATAAATTTAAATTAATATTATATGGTATTTCAGTAAATGTACTTTCGTTATATCCAGAAACAGAACTCTTTTTCTTATAAATTCTATTTAATTTTCTTGTTGGATCATAAAGAATATTAATTATTTCAAATCCCATTTTTGGAAATGTTGATTGAATATGTGTATTATCCGTAACACCAGTTTCTGTTGTTAATCTATAAATAAACTTTTCTTTAGGACCATATAAAATAGGAACTTTTATCCTATTTGTAATATTATCATTGCTATCTTTTCGTAATATAGTTATTTGATTAAATAAAGTTCCAAATGCAACTATATTTTTACGAATAGTTTCATTATAAAATGATACATTTTCTCCAAACATTAATATTTCCCTTCACTGAATGGATCAGTTTCTGTGAAATCAAATAAATCCTTTTTAGCTCTTTCATTATCGAAATCAACATTGTCACCATCACTGCGATCCTTAATAGGATCAGTTGGTATAATAGTTGTAGTTATAGATCTGTCGAATCCTGTATATCCAGCACCAGACAATGCACCAGAAAGTGTGATGCCATTTACATATGTACCAACTTCATCAAATACGTACATATATGAATAACTGAAACCTTTAGTAAATTGTTGTACAGTTGCGGTATATCCAGAATGATTTACATATTCTCCAGGTAAATAATTTCCACCCTGTATACCTTTGAGTAGAATTCTTGAAACATACGACTTTCTATCTTTCGTAGCATTATCAAGAATATCAATGCCAGTATTAAACTCTTCGTGTGAATATACAAAGGCTTCTAGTGTTAGAGTATATGTTGTCAATGCTCCCAACTGATAGAATGGAATCTCATCCTCTAGTTTATTAATTTCAAATATAGTCCCAGATAAAGGAAAATATATTAGATCACCTTCTCTTGGTCTTAAAATCAGTGAATCTTTTGAATAAATTTCTTGCTTGAATCGTGTCTTTGATACTTGAATAGTCATTCTATCGGTGATCATAACACCGAATTTACTAATTACATCTGCTTGACCATCGAATGATAATACAGTTTGAACATAACATTCCAATTGATATGCTTTTGTAAATTTGGATTGAATATCTTCACCCAAGATATTATCTAATTTAAAATATTCTCTTGGTATATAAAGAATATCAATACCTGTGACTTTAATAGTCTCTATGGTGAGATCATCTATTAATTTTTGATCTAGCTTTGAATATTTG